GTCAAAATACTGCTGCGAGGCGTGGTGGCACTCGCGGTAGCACTCGCGGTAATACACGGCGTAAAATGCGAGGTGGGCTTAGTCATGGGACTTCCGTGAAGCGGCCCTTGTTGGCAGCACGCAACTTGAAAACAGGGCGACTACGTTTCACAAGAACTGTTAAAGGGTTTACACCTAAGACTAAGAAAATGGAACCTGTTATCTCACAACCCACAATGCTTATTCCTGAACCATCACCCTTACCTGAAGGGGCCGACAGAGACTTACAGAAAATTTACTCTGCCATCGGTCCTATGCTCTCCGAAGCTATTCAACGCTCTGTGAAAGAGTATAGAGAAACGAAATAATGTATAATAAAAAGAAGAGATGAGTGCCGCCCGCATACCTCCTACTTCTGCTCCCTCGCGTCGCGCTGTACTTGTCGATGAGGCTATAACAGCATATGCCGACACAATGGGGGCGCCAGAGGGTTCTCAGCGACGTGCTGCTGCTCGTGCTGCCATTCCTATAACATGTAGTGCCATCGAAGAAACTGATGGTCAAATTGATCCTGGATGTGAAGCCGATCGTGAAGCTATTAATACAAGGCGTAATCGTGGAGAAAGTGCCCCACCCCCACCTCCAGATCTTACTCCTTTCATCATTAAACGTCCACCCAGTACTAAAAAAGAAAGCTGTCCACTTCCCACGGAAATCCCTGACAATATACCTTTTCCCGTAAAACATCGTAGTTTCGCCGATTTTCTAGACGTTGAATGCAAAGAACACTCCGTCGCCACTCTCAACTGTAGCCTAAAAAATATAGAAGCACCCAAACGGCAAAGAACATTTGCCATTCTTTCTGAAGAATCCGTGCCAAAATTAGAAAAAAGTGATATAGAAACCCTTGAAATAAAAAACGGCGGAGAATTCAAAGTTATCCCGGAAGAAGCGGTAACCGATCTAGAGAAAATTCTTGTCGCAATCGCAAGCCTCAGCAGAAAACTCGATTTTTTAGTACACTACGAAAATATAAACACAAGTATATTGAATATAATAAAGAAAAATGAATTTACACCCTTAAAAATACATCCCTTATCCGATCGCAAATGCTTTGATCAAAATCAAGAAGAACATATTTTCTTTGATAATTTTAGAAAAGATAAAACATATTAATAAAGAAGGATGGAAGCAACACTGCATACCCAGTGTGAACCAGCGATTCGTCGATTGTTTCTCCTAGAGGCTCATAGAGAAGAATATGCCTCTCAAGAAAAAAATTTTAAAAAGAAACTACAATCTCTCTTTGATAAACGAACACGTGATTTTCAAGTATTGACAAATAAATTTTCCTTAGACTATCATTACACGACCCCCTTTATGTTTCATAAAGCCACCTTTGACAACACATTAGGGTTAACGACCGAGGTTGGCAAAGATAGATTGTATGAGGTACCTATACTCGAAGAAAATAAACAATATTTCTCTTCCACAACCCTGACACCACCTATTTCTGACACACTCTATATTACGGAATCTGACAAAGAACGAACATTTGATTTACTGTTAGAATGTTCTCCGCCCGAAGAGGATGGTGAACCTATTTATCTGACACCCCTACAATATCTGAATCGTTTGAAAAAGACAATCCATCGATTAGAATACGCATTAATAACGAGAAATAAACAAATTAAAGATGAAATATCTACGAAATCCGCCGATAAAAAGGAGGCATTAAAAGATACAATTACAAGTTTAATCGAAGGTGATAGACCTGTGAATAATTATGTAAATACAAATACAATATACGATGCACAAAAAATGGGGATTCTATTTGCAGGAATTTATCATTTAATGGCATCATCATAATAATCTTACCATAATAAATCCCGGTATCTATGTATAATTTTAAGAAAAATATACATAGTTACTTATAGATATTATGGCGACAATAGCCGCAAACCCAGAATATGATGATCTGGGTCAAGGATTAAATTTTTATGATGAACTAACCACCGATCGTTTTGATGAAATTGATGACCGAATCAAGTCAATTCTAGGGAATAATAATTTAAAAATAATCGATACAATCGACATTACGAATGAGCAACTATTGGAAAATGGACTTGATTTAAAAAGTGCCAAATATACCCCAGAACATCTATCTGAAGTAACACAAGCCCTATTGGTTGCTGCCGCGCCACCGTTACCCCCTCCTGATAAAGACGAAACTATCGGATTCATGTTTCCCCCCGTAATGAGACGACGCATGACAAATAGCACTGCCAGTAAAGAGGCAATTTATAGATTACGCAAACAAGCACTTGCCGTTATCGAAGCCAGCCAATGGAAAGCCGAAAAAGAATACCGTGAGTTTCTTGTACAAGTCCGTTATCTGGCTGGGGCCACATTGGCTGTAACAGGTACTTGTGCTGTAGCCTTTGTTGTGATCACTATGGGAGCACCCGCTCTACTTTCCTACGCATTTGAGACAGGACTCATGGGAAATGTTTATTTTCAAGGGACGATAATACCCATGTTGGAAAGTTTTTTTCCATTCACAATAACACAATTACAAGAATTGAGAACAATTATGACAAATTTTCAAACTATTGGAGAAGGTCCATTGAAAGAATTATTTCAGAAAATTAAAGATACAGGTAAAAATATTTTCACAATTGATGAAGCGGCCATAGATGCCATTGCTACAGCAACACCCGCATTACAAAAGGCGTGCGATGCTTTAAAAAGTTTTAAGATTCTTATTCTTATTCAATTTATTAATACTGAAGAATTTGCCGCCTTTGAGAAAAAAAGTGGTAAGGCCTATACTGCATTAAAGAGTGTAGCGCCGCAATTATTGAATGCTATACTCACCAGAGATATTACGAAACTTGCGACACCTGATGCTCAACAATTTCTAGAACAAGTTTCTGAAATTACACCTATGTTCACGCAATTTTTAGGAAGATTAAAATTCGTATTTGATAAAGCTCAAATGGTCATTAAATTCGCAACAGCAAAAGATTCCACCGAAATGTATCGTTATTTAGCAGAAGGACCCGCCAATATTTTTCTACAAAGCAGATATACACAAATTTCTGTACGTAATGCAATCGATAAAAGACTTGAGTCTGCCCTTGTAACCTTCGGTATTCCTCTTGGAAATAATAAACTATGGTCTATTCGGCCCATAAAAATAGTCGGTGAAGGTATTGAACGCATGAGTTTTGGGGCAATTTCTGCCGACACGACAGGAAGTATCTTAACATTTCTGACACCTAATGGGGAACAAATCCGAGGAGCATTTTCCCACGGAATTAATAGTACCATTTTTAACGGTGCGAATCAAACAGTTCGTATGATAACTACAAATATATTAGGAATAAAAGATAAACCAGCTACAAAGAATACAGGTCCAGATGATGATGATACAAATTCTCCAAAATCCAAGCGACGCCGCGAATTACTGGAAAAAGGGCTAAGTGGAGATGCTTTAATAAAGATACTAAATGATGAATTCGGTGGTCCTGAAGAAATTGTTGGTCCTGATGCCGATTTAGTAAAAGGTCTTTCGTATGAATTCGGCAAATTTTGGAAAGGATTGACAAAAAACTGGAGGGATGCGAAAAGTCCTCAAGCAAGACTTTTATCAATTCTCTTTACTGGAACCATTGGCACATGTATTTTCACAGAATTATTTATAGACCCCTCCAAAGGTCCTGGTGAATCGACAACGGCTTCTTTTTTATATATGGTCGATCCCTTAATAAAACTCTTGAAAAATTTTATTGTAACATTCACCTTATACGATTTAGGTTCGGAACTTATGAAGACTATATCGCTTGCGGAAGGATTATTAATCGAACTATCGAATCGTGTTCGACACTCTCTCGGATTTTTGAATGTATATATTACCAAAGTGAAAAATTCTACTACTGTAAAAAACAATACACTTTTGAAAATAGGATTAGATATTATTGGGACAATTGTAACAATTTTCGAAGGAGTTGGTTCTCTCTTTTGGAATTATGCTATAAATAACAATATCTCCTCAATTGCAACAATGCTCACTGACAACTCTCTAAATGTTCATACACTTATTAATGCCTTTACGATGAACAATGTATATGACATTTTAGATAGATGTCATCAGTTTTTTCGTAAAAAGGGTCAAGAAGTCACATTTAGCAACGCCTTTGATTTTGCCAGAGAAATTATCCGCCTAGACCGTTCAAGCAATATTCGTGCACCCATTGATATTTTAGAGACAAACACGGATAATTGTTATACAGATATTATTAAATCTATAGAATACCAAACCATTAAACAATTTGTCAAAATGATACCTGGTGGAGCAGAAATACCTCCTTATAATTGTCTAAAAGTTTCAGATGCTGTTGTACATTTCAATAATTTTCATATGATATATACGGGTGCCGAGGGTGAAAAGGTAGCAAAGGATACAACCGCACGACGCGCATATTTACTTTTATTATCTATGGGACAACGCATGAATCCCCCCAAATCACTAGAAGACCTTCTTAATGATCCAGAAATACTTGAGATATTGCGTGTAATGGGTATAAAATGTTATAGCGATGAAACAGTTCAGCCTACAGATGTTATACGAAAACCAGAGGATATATCGATTGAGAGTATACGAGCAATTGCTACGAGTATAGATAGCAAATATCCAACAATTCTTGAAGATTATAGAAAGGATTTAGGAGATGAATTAGTGTCGCAACTATTGAAAACGGGATTTTTTGGTAAAACAAAAGAGGAAGTGTTTGCAAAAATAACAGATGGAGTTGACCCAAACATAGTATTTAATCCAACTCTAAATCCAGTAATAACGGGTATACTATCCCCTGAAAACCAAATGGACGTTTTTGGACAAATGATACAATATGCCAATTTTCGAATCTCTGAAAATGTATTTCGTGACAGTATTCTTTCCTTATTTGAGGGCAAACCAAAAGAGAAATTATTCTTTTCCTTCTTGAATGAAGGTGGAGAAACAGAATATATGACCGTGAACAATGCCGATCCCAACTTTATGGAAATAAATTTGGCAGAAATCGATAGTTATGGTACAAAGGCAGTGGGTGTTTTGTCTCCTGATACACAACGATTAGTTCATTTATTTGGCAGAGACGGCATATTTCGAGCACAAGCTGAAGATATACTACGTACTGGAGATAAAATCTATTTGAATAAACAATCCGATGCAAAAAATGTTAAAGAAACATTTGATAAAGATAAAAAGGGTATTATATTAGGAAATAATTTGTTGAAATTTGAAAAGGTAATAATTGAATTTATAACGAAGAAATTTGACAATGAAGGATATGTTAATGAAGATGTAAAAATTTTGGATAAATACAATGAACAACATATGGTAGATTATGACAAAACATTTAATGGAAAAGTTACAAGATTTTTAAAATCATTCGTTGATATGTATGATGTACCTATATTCTACAATGGATTTGGGGGAGCCGAACAAGTCACACAAGAAGAAATACAAGGGGCTGCTGAGTACGTTAGAACATTACCACACTATATGGAAGGAAAGATAGAAGAGGATTTAACAACAGATAAGGTATTAGAAGTTTTAAAAACGAATCTACCTTTACGGAATCGATTAATAGGATATATGCGAGAAAAAACACGATTACATCATATACGACAAGCACAGGAATTAGTTATAGAATATGATGTGGATGGAAATTTACCCGGAGCATTTAATACACTAAACTTAAATAGTTCTGGAAAATTCAAAGAACTTATGGAACATATGTTTAGTTCCTTTGATAGCGAAATACAAACCGTTATAGATAGTGATCCTGATATTATAAAATATAAAGCAGAAAGTCCTAAACCATCCGAATATTATTTACGAATTATTGAAATACTTCAGTACAAGGGTCGTTATGATGATGTGAGATCCTTATTAATCTTTTTACATTTAGGATTCACAGCAACAGAAACAAATGATGCATTTTTACAAAATTTAACTAAATCAGTAAAAGATAATCACGTAACACCTAAGGACGTACGTGGTAATTTAAGACAAGATATTCCAGATTTTCCACAGAGGAACGTACAAATAATACAACCACTAAAACCAAGCGGTATAACAAGCGTTATAACACCACAACCAGGTGCAATTATTCAAGAAGAACTGAGTATTTTGGATGATTCGAAGAAATTATTATTGAATGTAATTAAAGGAATTGGCGATAAACGACTACCCTTTCTTATAAAAAATCCATTTATTAGTGGTGATTTAAAATCTAAAATAATTATATCTTCTGAAGTAAGGAGAGTTCTCAAAATTCTTAATGGAGAGGAAGTAAATAATGCCGATTATGAAAAAAGAACGAGGCCAACGGTAAATCACTTAGCAGGAACAGGAGAAGATTATCAAATACGAAAAATAGAATACTATTCTGATTTAAATGAGATGTTTTCATATACTAGAGTTAATCTTATTGTCCAACATGCTTATGATACCAGTGTATTGATCCCAGGAGCGTTCAGTTTACTAAATGATGAAATGCAAAGATATAAAATATGTATTCAACAAAAATTAGTAAGTTTAAATCGAGATCCCTATTCTATGGAGATTGATGATGTAAAATCTAGTGTAAAAACCTGTATGCTTCCACTCCTTGAGGCCTTAGATAGTGATATTAAATCCAATATTCAAGAAAGAATGGATGCATTTGATATAAAACTACTCACATCAAAAGTACTTGCGCAGACCACGGAACTTATAGTGGGGTTAGAATCAACACCTGAAGGAAAACAAATAATATTAACACCTGGCAGTATAGAAACAAAATTAAAAGAAATGTATACTTCGATTCCTCCAAATGAACTAGAAAAATTAAAACAAATGACAATAGCATATAATAAAAAATATAATAAAGGATTGCCAGAAGACAAAATACCAGATATACCAGAAAGTATTCAAAACTATATAAATATTCGAAGAGGGCAAGTAGAGAATGAAAATAAAAAAGAACCACTTGAAAAGGAACTGGGTGGTATTAAAATAGACCTTACATTTTGGCAGCGTTTATTAAGTGCTTGGAGTAAAACAGTAAATGGAATTGTCAAAATAGAAACACCAAGTAGTGCCCCTGACACGAATAAAGGTCCTGCTAAGGCTCCAGGTCATGCCCCTGCTGGCCCTGGTGTTCCTGGTGCTCCTGGCAAAGGTCAAGGTCAAGCAAAAACAACCCAAAATCAAGAACAAGCCCAAGCCAAAGGTAAAGCCGAAAGTGAATCTTTGGGGAGTTTACTCCGTGAAGGCCAAGAATTAGGACTAGTTACTGAAACATCTCCACCCATTGAAAAAAATGAAGAATCTTTATTAGAACGCCTTACCGAATCACTTATGAATATGTTGGCCAATTTATTCGATGTATTTAATCGAATCGGTGCTAATACTCGAAATAGAGAAAGTAGAAATGGTAAAAATCCATTTCAACCTACCTCTGGTACAACGGCAACCGAAACAGATGTTAAACGAGAAACTGGATTTGATCAAAAATGTATCGAATTACGAGACAATTATATCATTAAAGGAAATAAAGCCGAATGGATAACAAGACCAGCAGATTTACCCGAAAATTTTAATTTACAATTGTGTCTTAAGAAGGGATTTGCTCCGAAATCAGCCCTTACTATAATTGACATTATAAAAACGGTAATGGGTTGGATTGTATTCGGAATGATACAATTAACTTGTGCCCCCCTTATTATTACTCAATATAGAGGACGTTGTGTTTTCGTACTGAATGTAGCATATAATGTTATTGTAAGTAATAACTTCACTCAACAAAATAATGATTTTGCTATAAAAATAAGGAAGTGGAAAAATATCATGTCTCAAAATCCTAATGAACCATTCGATGCTAATAGATATTTTGCTAGGGATGATGCCTCGATGGAGGATATGCGTGATTTTATGCTCATTACAATTCTTATGATATCCAACCAGGGTAGTGCTACGTTAATAAAAGCATTATATGGTGAATCTAAAAAAGAATATAATATATTTGGATATTACAAACCAACTGCTACATCCCAAATAGGTATTGCTTCTGCTACAGCTCACTATGGTTATGAAACTGCTAGTCTTGGCAATGATATTAGTAACCTTATGACAAATGACTCCAGAAATATAAATGATAAAATAAATACCATTATCGGACGTATACCAAAATTATTGGTGGGTGATATAGATGTTACTGATATAACAGCTCCTGCCTATTATGGCGATAAAGGAGGTGATGAAGGAGAAGAAACAATGATAAATCCTTGGAGAGTATTTCTCACATTTATGAAAAAACAAGTGAAACCTTCTAAAACCTCTACCCAAGTAGTAGATGAATTCGTTCAACTAATGACAACCTATTTTACTGGTATATATAAGAAAATTATTGAAGAATTTAATAAACAAATTAGCGATTTTTTTACAAAGTTACCAGATAATATTGTATTTGATATAAGTGTAGATGAGCAAGATAATACAAAGTTGAAAGCAACCATGATAGATTCTAGTATTGTTCCTACCACTTCACACATTTTTAGGAGACAGGATTTAACAAGTACTGATATTAAAAATATTTATAAAGAATTAATAAAACTTGAACCTGGAAAATTCGAAACAGTATTATCACAATATCCTGAATGGACAACCCGTACTAATAAAGAAAATAAATCTTCAAATGATGCTATTATTGACACAATTATTGATAGATATAGATTGTTTTATGATAAATATATAGGACCAGGACGAAAAATAGATGATGACATCTGGAAAACAATTTTTATGAATAACGGATACTTTATGTTACATCCACCTGTACGACGTGAACCACCTCCAATCTTACCACCTATTTCACTCCCACCACCTATATTAAATTTTATATACGATAATAATAATACCAACAATATTCGAGATTTATTTAGTAACGCAAATTCTATTTTACGACAAGCAAATGAAAATATAAAGAAAGGTCTGTCCACTAAAGACCTTATGGGTCTTTACTTACCATATAATAAGAATGGAGCATCATTAGAAGAGGCTGATTTTGGAACAAATTATGAAACGAATACACGATGGAGAAAATCGATATATCCTGAGGATTATACCTTGGATGCTAACATTGTTAATGAACTTTGGAATTTTACCAACGAAGAATTTATAAATACATTCACAGAAAAACTTGATATAACATTCAATAAAAAACGTTATCCTTTATTATTAAACGAAGATGTGACCAATAATGCCAAATTATGGGAGAAAGTTAAAGATAAATATCAAGAGAAACCGGTTTGTATAAAAACGTATGACGGTCAAGAAAGATGTATTTATATTTTGAAAAAAGATATAGAATTAGCAGGTTCTAATAATAGACTAGGAGGTAAAAATTATGAAGATGCTCTCATTAATGCCTATTTTTCTAAATTAAATTCTGAATTAAGATATGATGATATAGCTAATAGAGATGCTAATGAAGCAGAATTTTATCCAGAATATGATTTTAGCCTATTTACTGAACAAAATAAACTCTCATTTTTTGATTTATCCGTTATAATCACATCAAGTAATACACATCCTGATGTAAGTGTTGAGGGTGGATTATGGAAGTTTAATGTAATAAAAGATGATGTAAACAATTTAGAGATGACATTTAATTTGGAACAAATTATTGGTTCTGTCTGGCGTCAAGCATTACAAAAATTACAACAGAATAGAAGAATTACAGAGGAGACTATTCAAAAATGTACTTCCAATATTCCTGCTTGCAGTAGAGCAATTGCCGAATTTTCTTATCGTGTATTGGATGAAGTATCTAAGGCAGAGCAAGGGTTTGTATTGAAAGGGGCTGGTAATGAATTGGCGTTTGAAGCTGCTGATGTAATTGTTGATTTAGTATTCAAGGCACCTTCGGCAGCGGGGGAAGCGGTGGGTGTAATGGTGCCTGTGGTGGGGAAAGCGGCTGTTTTGGTGGCGGCAGTTGTTGCAGATGCTGTAGTTCAAGGAGCCAAAGCAGAGCAAGAGTTTGTTGTACAACGTAAAGGTGATAATTTGGCGTTTGAAGCTGCTGATGTAATTGTTAATGAAGTGGCGGCAGGGGTGGAGCGTGTAGCGAATGTGGTAAGGGTAGTAGCAGAGGGGGTGGCAGGGGCGGCAGTGGCAGCGTTTGTAGCAGAAGAGAAACGGGAAAAAGAGGAAGCAGAGCGATGGGTGGAAAAGGTAGATTGGTTGGTGGCGGAGGCGCCAGCGGCAGCGGCGGCGATAAAAGAGGTGGCAGCGGCAGCGGTGGTGGGGGCTTTTAAGGTCGTTGGAGAATTTATAAGAAAAAAAGATATTAAAACTGCTAAACAAGACGTATATGCTGCTAAAAAGGTTGCTAATACAGCAGCTGCCAAAGTTAAAATGCACGAGGCGACGAAATTCCAAACTGCAATAAATGATGCAAAGCTAGAGAAAGATTTGAAAGATAAAGCCTTGGAAGAGGCGATAGCAGCATATGAACTTTCTAAGACAACATTATTGGAAGATATTCAGAAAGCTAATGCTGATGTAGTTTTGAAACAACAAGAATTAGCAACACAAAAGGCTAAAGGATGTAGGCAGAAATGGGGAATGGGATTTATTGATGTATGTCAACCCCTACAGCAAGAACTCGATAAGGCACAACAGAACGTTGCTTCATTAAAAGTACAAGAAGAGTGGATAGAAATTATAAAAGAAAGGGGGGACAAATGTATCAATATATTTACATTAAAGGAAGTAACATGTCCTACCTCACCACCGCCATAAGTGTGTAACAAGTGTGTGTAACAAGTGTGTGTAACAAGTGTGTGTAACAAGTGTGTGTAACAAGTGTGTATAAAATACATATCTAATATTTATCCTTATATATTAGATATGACTGATAAAATTTGTCTTCAAGTAAAAACATTCGATGTTCCTGAGTTTCAAGGTGTTCCTGAGAAACAAGTGACAGAACTCTGTACTTTTTTGCGTAACGGTTTATATTATCAATCAATTGGTAACGCACCCGGTGCCCTTGTTTCTTATAGCAATGCCGAAGCATATTTACATCTTCTCCAGGAACTAGGGCGTGTAAATGATGAACAAAGGGGAAAATTACAAGCCCTCGAACAACGATTGCTCGGTTACATTGAAGTCTTGACTGAAAAAACCAAAACTCTTCTTAAAACGGGTGGCAGTAGCGGCAAGAAGGACGAAACACCCGAATGGGCTGAAGTATGTAAAATGGTACCCGAAGCATCCAAGGGCGGTATCACCTACGCCGACGTCATCGGTCTCACCAAAGAAAAAGAGGAAGTCTCCGCATCCTTTGTGAAACCCCTTTTATACCCCAATTTATACCCAGAGCTCTCAAAAGGTATTCTATTGTACGGCCCTCCTGGAACCGGTAAAACATTTCTCGTCAAGGGAATGATTAATCAACTGGCAAATATCGATCCCAGCATCGGCGTTATCTTCTTCTCCCCCACAGGTGCCGAACTAAAAGGTAAGTATGTCGGCGAGACTGAAAAGAATATCGTGAAATATTTCACCTGTGCCGCGCGCGCCGCGTGTGCCAATATGGAGGAATCTTACAAGGCTGGAAAACCCAAGAAATATATCAGTATCTTATTTATCGACGAGTTTGATAACGTCGGCGGAGACCGTATGGACGACCCTTCTGGATTAATGGCAAACAGTGTGAATACCTTCTTACAAATGATGGACGGTGTTGAGAAATTCAAGAACGTTTCGGTCGTCGCCGCCACGAATTACCCTTGGAAACTCGACGCCGCTATTCTACGCCGTTTCAACAGCCAAATTAAGATTCCTATTCCTGCCTTTGATGATGTACTTGAATTATTGAAATATACATATAAGAAGAATATCGCAATCAAGAGTTTCAATGCATGGTGTTACTGTAACAATGAAATAAAAGATCTCATATATAAACCCACCACTGATATTGGTGCCTTATGTACAACGGGTATTAATTCGGCGGATGTGAATTATTATTCGCCATCTGCTGCTGCTGGCCCTGCTGCTGGCCCTGCTGTGCAACGTGGTGGCGCTGCTGGATATATTACCGTGGATTTACCATCGAGTGTAAATTTTAAGAAGTTTACGAAAGACGGTCAATACAGTATTCATTACGATATAGAAGCTCGTAATGGCAATAATTGCTACATATTTTTAAATATCTTAGGTAAAAATGATGAATATACACGATTTGAATTTGAAGTGGGTGCTGTAGTTGATGCCATATCCTTTCGAGCAAATCATGTACGACTCCTTGAAAAGAAAGTTGATGAATATAAAGGAAAACGAAAAGAATTATCCGTTTTGGAGCAAAAAATCGCTACTTATAAACCAAGAAATGATCAAAAGGTTATTCGTCAAATCTTATTAGAAAAAGAAGGAGAAAGGCTTCAAGAAGATTTAATAAAAATAAAGGCTGAAATACGAGAGGCTTTGTTAGCAATTACGAATGAAGATGAACATCCTGAAGATTATGATTCTAAAATAATGGATGGTATTGAAGGATTTGATGAAGAGAAAGCGGGTGCGGTGGCGGTGGCTAGAGTAGCGGCGACTGCAGCAGAGGTATCAGCGAGAAGAACACGGGGGGCGGAAGCGCTTAAGAAGGAGACGGCGGCGCAAAGGGAGGCAGCGGCAAGTAGGTCAGCAAGTAAGCCAGCGATTGAGAAGTCCCAGAGGACGGGATGGAAACAGACTGTAGAGACGACACGGGAAGAAGTGGAGAAAAAAGAAGCGAGCATGGCGGAGGCGCGGGCGGAGGCGCGGGCGGCAGGGCACGCGCAGCTAGCGCACCCAGCGGGGGACCGGAAGTTGGAGACGTTGGATCCATCCAGAGGGAAATTACCTACGAATGAATCTACGAATGAATCTACGAATAATCTCGCTACAGTACCCGAAGAAAATGAACCCAATTCGTCACAAACCACTCTATCCCCTAGGAATGCGACCCCTCGTAAAGGCGGCAGCCGTAAAAACAGACGCGTGATGAATCACACGTACAAGAATAATAAATCAATTAAACCTACAAGAATTATACAACGCGGTGGTGGAGTTGACAGTATTTATAAGTTAGTTCTGAAAATAAAAGACGGTACACCAGGACCTGATACCAACAAACCTTCTTCTAAATGGTTTTCTGTGAAAAGCCATACTGTTCAAGTAAAAGATATAGAAGGTTACGCCCCCTATAAGTTTTTTGACTTGAACTTTTTGAAAAGCCCTGTTTTACGAGAGGCTACACAGATAATGGTTGAGAAAAAATATAGTAACAGTGACATTGATAATATAATGAGTGTGATTTCTAAGAAAGCAGGACGGATAGCATGTGATAATGGTTCCTTTATTCGATACAATTTTGAGCTTACAAAGAGTCTTTATTACGATGATAATCAAGGGCAAAGTGAATTATTACTCAAAGATGAACTATACGACGACTTGAAAGAATTGGAAAAATATTATGTTTCTAGTATGTCACGCCTTAAAGATGCTGGCTTATATAGACGTTTATTAACAGAAATAAAGAGTATTTTAGATACTGGTGATCAGGCTACAATAAAACAAATGTTGAAGGAAAAATTTCATATAATAAATCTATCAGATGATAATCTTATTACAAGAGTTACTATGGATGAACAAATATTTTATAATTCAAGATTATTTCCTGGCATTACACTCACAAATATTCTAAGTTCTCCAGATATTGATGAGTTGTTTTTATCTGGAGATTATATTGATGAATATATATCATTGATCAAGGATGGTATGGATATAACAAAGAAAAGAACTATCGAATTACTCAGATTAAAAATATATAATTTAAAACTTGCAATTGATAACTCTGGAAATGCAAATACACGTGACATGAAAGCAGAGTTGAAGAAACTTGAGAAAAAACTTAGTGATGAAACTAAAATATCAGGTGGAGGCTTATATAATGAAGAAGATGAAGAGAATGAAGGTGGTGGATTTGTTCAGTCTGGTGGTGTTTTTTCATTTGCTGATGTTGCTGCGGCTGCTACACGGGCTGCTAATGCTGCTGTTACTGGGTTACAAACCCTTGATGAAAGATTTGGTCAAGCCCCTGGCGAAGCTGCTGCTGCCGCTGCCGCTGAAGCTGCTGAAGCTGAAGCTGCTGCCGCTGAAGCTGAAGCAGATGGCAGTTATGCTCCTGATTTACTGCGCGGTAGCCAGCTACGACAGCGCAGACCTGCCTCTGCCGCTGCTGTCGCCGCTCCTGCAACTACTACTCCTTATGTACCCCCTGCGCCTCGAGGCCCACAATCCAGTCGTCTTGGTGTAGGGGCGACAGCGGCAGCTTTGTTGGCTTCGGCTGGGCTACAGGGCGCAGCGGCTGTACCGATCGCTGAGAGTGCTCGAGTTGGTGAGTTATTATCTGCTACCAGAGCTGCTGCTGCCGCCAAAGCTGCTGCCGCTAGCGCAGCACCCTTTGCTGCCGCCAAAGCTGCCGTCCCAGGTGCTGCTGCCGTCCCATTACTTACTAGCGCAGCGCCCCAGTTTACCGCGGCATTAGCTCCCCAAGCCGCTGTTCCTGTCGTGCCACAACTAATTGCTGAAAGTGCTATCGCTGGGCAGCAGTATTCTATAGCTCAAGCTGCCGCAGCACAAGCCGCCGCCGCTAGCCAGGGTATTGGTACTATTACTGCTCCTGGTGCTGCTGCTCCTGCTGCTGCTACTGGTGCTGCTACTACTTCTGTAGTCACTATGGTTGCTGGCGCCGTCGCCGCCGCTGCCGCAACAAAGTTTGCAATAGACGTTAGAAGAGGGATTAAAAAAGAACGAAGCACACAGGTGGTAATCGGTAAACGTATTACATTTACAAATAAACAAGATAGTATAAATCTAAACAATATGTACAGTAATCCTGAAAAATATTTAGTATTAATTGGCAATTTACTCGACGATTATAATTTGTATTCTACGTTTAAAACTACTACGTTTAATAATAATACTCAAAAAGATAAAAGTAAAAGTGAACTTATTAATAAAATTGGTCAAGAAGAGTTTGTTACGCTAAATAGAGAGGATACTGATTTTTCTCATTTATATATAATAAGAGATACTAATTATACTAGAATGGAAGGTAAATATTTCTATAAAACACAACAAGGTAGTTATGAGATTACAAATAATACTGAGGATGAGGATGCCCTTTTCGCTTATATTTTAGAAATAATAAGTAATTATGAACTCACTGAAAGTAATCTTGCGTCACTTACGGGGTTAGAAACTGCCATGGCGACTGGTCAAGCGTTTGATAATGAATTTACAGCTTTTATCGACACATTTTTCAATAATGGACGGTGTATCGCCAAATTTGAGAATACCTTTAAACAAGATAAAATGGTTTTTGTAATGTCAGATATAAATTTTTATGACCCTTATTATTTACGCTTAACAAAATCTAACTTTTTGTATCTGCCAGAACTTACAGCTCTTGTACAAGACGTTGGTGCCACCATCGTAGGTACTTTGGCGAGTGCATCTGGTTTTTTTACAAAATGGTTTAATAGTTCACCCAGTAATCCTCCAGGAAATGATGAGGAAAAAGAACTTATTAAATCATTAGATTCTACTAAAGGAGGTAGTTTTGAATATCTTATAACTCGTGCTACAAGTATCGGAGCAATCAATATAAATATCGGTGAGAATACAGATGGCGAAGTTTCTAATTTTACAGTATCAAGATTAAAATACCAGGATGGAACAATAGCATCAAGAATTCCTCGTCCATTCGGAACTTTTGGCGGTGGTGCTCAACGTTTTCTCCGTATTTTTGACGCAAAGTCCTTTATCGAGATGCTATGGGGCTCATTATGGGTTTCCAACAGTAACGCTTTACCTGAACTTGTTGCTTTACAATTCTTATTAAGTAAACGTATTTTTGCCATGGATAACTTGAAAAAATCACATACGACAAGCGATATTCTTAATGATCTAATTATTTATACTAAAGCGACTTCTTCTAGCGGAGCTTTTTCGACTCAACTTGGAAATAGCATGTTTGTAGAAGAACCTGGTAATAACGAATGCTTGAACACGGCATACAAAACAGATGAGACTATCGATAAAAGTCTATTAATCAACTTCAATATCCCACCAAATCTCTTACTACCTGCGATGAAGCAATTCCCCAGCACATACAACACGACTCTTGGAAATGGCATAAATAGTTATGAAGCAGACCGCGAGAACTTTCTGGCCGACCGCACTAAGTGGCCAGGGCCAGGTGCTAAGAAGTGAGGATAGTATCAAATGTAGAAAACCCCTTGGCCTTGTAGACCAAGGGGTTTTATCTTTTTTTAGATGCTGCGCAGTGTGTTAAGTCGGTGACCGTGTTACTGATGTCCCTGTCCATTCTGCTGCGCGTACTGCCAATGTCCATGTTGTTAGTTGTGGGTCGGTTGTTGCCAATGGTACATAGAAGATTGCGCTAGCTGATACACCTCTAAATACAGCTAAACCAAATATTGGTGGTGTCACTGTACTAAATGTGACGGTTGTTAAACCAGTACAACTTTGAACGGCAGCACCTCCAATACTTGTTACAGCACTGGGAAATGTGATGGCCGTTAAACCTGTACAATATCCGAAGGCACCCACACCAATAGTTGATAGCCTTGAATTTAATTGAGAGATGTTGACGGTTATTAAACTTGTACAACCACTAAAGGCGCTAGGTCCAATACTTGTTACAGAATTGGGGATTGTAATGCTTGTTAAAGCTGTACAACCGTCAAAGGTACTTTGAGGAATACTCGATAGAGTTGAACCTGTTTGTGATATATTGACTGTTGTTAATCTTATACAACCATTAAAGAGGGAAGTACTAATAGTTATTAGAGAATTTGGAATTGTAATGCTTGTTAAAGCTGTACAACCGTTAAAGGTGCTATAACCAATAGTTGATAGAGTTGAACCTGTTTGAGATATGTTGACGGTTATTAAACTTGTACAATATGTGAAGGCAGAATTTCCAATACTTGTCACAGAATTGGAGATTGTAATGCTTGTTAAACCTGTACAATTATTAAAGGCATTATCACCAATACTTGTTACAGAATTTGGGATTTTAATAGTTGTTAAATTTGTACAACCGTTAAAGAGACCGTTTGCAATACTTGTTACAGTGTTTGGGATTACAGCATTCACAATATCTGTATTACCTAACCAACAATAATTGGTAAATCCAGTAACTGTAAACCCACCCCGAATAGATGGAAATATCACCGTAGCGGGTAATGTCCCTGATGAAAGACCACTAATAATACCGGGGGGACCAAAACGTGACCATGTCCATGTACCTGTACCCGTCGTAGATGCTCCTGTCCATCCTGCTACATTTACTGCCGCAGTCCATGTTGCTAATGCTGCTGTATCGAGCGTCGAAACAGGTGCATAAAAGGTTGCCGTAGCCGATGCGCCAAGAAATACATCTGTCCCAAACGTTGGTGGTTCTATTGTATTAAATGTAAGGCTTGTTAAACCAGCACAACCTTGAAAGGCTTTACCTTGAATACTTGTTACAGAATTTGGCAATGTGATGGTTGCTAACCCTATACAACCTTGAAAAGCACTTGTACCAATAGTTGATAAAGTTGAAGAGAAAGATATATCAACGGTTGCTAAACTTGTACAACCTATAAAGGCTTCGCGTTGAATACTTGTTACAGAATTGGGGACTGTTATAGTCGTTAATCTTGTACAACCTTTAAAGACATTTGTGCCAATATTTGTCAGTGTTGAATTTAATTGAGATATACTGACAGTTGTTAAACTTGTACAACCTATAAAGGCACTTGTACCAATCGTTGTTACAGAATCTGGGATTGTTATAGTCGTTAAACTTGTACAAGCTATAAAGGCCTGGTTTCCAATACTTGTTATAGTGTTCGGGACTGTAACATTTACAATAACTGTATTACCTTGAAAAAGATTATCGCCTAGTTGTGTAATCGTAACTCCATCCAAGGTACTCGGTAGTGTTAATACCGCTGGTAAGGTTCCAGTATATCCTGTAAGAGTTGAACCACTACGTACCCATGAATATGACATTTCTATAGTATCAATTGAAAAAACCCCTTGGGGTCCTTTACTTATTTAGGTATATGTTGTCTTTTGTCTTTTGTCTTTTGTCTTTTAGTTTGTCCCCTATCATTTTCAATTAAGAGCTGAGTGCCTTGAGAATGTCAGAAGCTCCAATGTACTCAATCCGGTTTTCGCGGAAGAAGTCCAGGAACTTCTTCTTTTGCGCACTACACTTTGCTCCAGGAAGATTTCCATAACTTTCCCTACACACCTTCTCTGCCCCGCCCATACACAGAATCTTCAACGGCTTACCATACAAGTCTGGGATTTCAGCATACTTGAACGGGCAGCCCAGAATCTTCTCGCCCGCAGTTCCACTTGTGAAGAAGGTTTGCGCCTTTGCCTCTATGATGGCATCATCAACCTCCGAGTCTGGCTGGTAATGCCCCTTCTTCACGGGCTTCGTGACGGCCATGCCAAGCAGGGAGTAAATCTCTTCGCACAGATGCTCCCCAAACTTGTTTGTCCACTGCTTGTCCAGCTTCAAATCTGGGCGGCGAATCTTCAGCATCGTCTGCCCCCACTTGTCTTCCAGAACCTTGTATTTCGCCTCATCTGCTGTCTTGTTCTTCTTCTCAATCGCGGGCAGGAACGAAAGGTCTCCAAACAGCCACTGGACGACCTCCTTCTGCCGAAGAAGAACAATGCCCTTATCCTCAATCTTGGAAATAAACGCGAGAACCTTTGCAATCTCCATAGTAACTTGTTACAAGTTGGTTGTATGCTTGGCGACGTCAATTTTACAAGGCCGTGGCCCTCGTCCGACCTACGGTCTTGTATATCGACCTACGGTCTTGTACATGAAAAAACCAAAGACCTTATGGTCTTTGGTTTTAAAGGCTGTTAGGCCGAGATGGTGCTTTTTTTGGTATATGGGGTTTCTTACGTTTGTCTTTGGTTTTCAAGGCCGTTAGGCCGAATGTGGTTTCATGCTTTTTTTGGTATATGGGGTTTCTTACTTGGCGCGCTAAGAAGCGCTGCACTTAGGCGGGGCTGATTACGCGGCGGGGTCGTCGCACTCGGTGAGCGTCTTGGTGACGGTGTTGTAGCGGCCGACAAAGGCGCCCGTGTCGTTGGCGTACAGGTACTCGCAGCCCTCGTTCTCCGTGTCAGGGAAGCAGTCATACATCTTGGTCTTCTTGCCAATCTTGTACTCCTTGGTCTCGCCCTCGACGGCGCCCTCCTCGACGGGCATGGGGGGGAGGATCATGGGCTTGAGCGCAGCCTTTGCCGCCGTCTTGGGTGCCGCCGCAACAGGGGCCACAACAGACTCGGCATCAGACTCAGCGCTCTCAGCCGCCTTCTTGGCCTCGCGCTTCGCCTTTGACGCGGCCTTCTGCTCCTCCGTCATCTTGGCGCGCGGCTTGCG